GATATTTACCGTTTTGTCCTTCTTGTATGAAGTAAGTTTTCGAATCAGCAGTTAATGAAATTGAATCATCTACAGGATTATAAACCACAGTTTCCGTGTTTGCGGAACTTTGTTGAACTGAAACACGCAAAGTTGTGGTGTCAACTTTAGCGTCAGGTATTTCATAAATTTGTTTAGGATTATTGGCATTCGAATGTGTATAAGAATACGAAAGTAACTTACCTTCAAAAATTTCTATATCATTATATACAAAATTTGATCCAGTTTTCGAAACAGTGTGGTCTTGTAACGTGATGAATGTGTAAACTTTACCATCAACCGGACCACTAATGAATGTATACCCACGTGGTATCGTCAAGTAATCTTCTTGTGACGTAGTACCATTAATACTCACATCAATAACAGCTTTGGATGCTCTATTAGAACGTGGTGTATAACCAAGTTTCTTAGCGTGAGATACAACCGAGTTTCTTAACAATGCGGTATCTAAGAAACCTTCATTTGCAACCATATTCAGGTAGTATGCATTATAGTGCGTATTGTATGCTAAAATATCCAAAAGAACACTTAAGCCAGCACCCTCAAAATCATAATCGGAGAACTCCGTTTGTTGTTTGAGGAATGTTTTTAGATTGGTCTTGATTGTATCAAAATCAAGTTCGGTTACTCTTAAACGATTTGCCATTTATCGTACTCGTTCTAGGAAAAAATTAATTGTTATGGGGTCTGTCATATTCATAATATAGAATTCCATACGAACACTGAAACCATTATTGTCAACATCAGGTATGATATCCAAAGTTTTAATCTGTGCTCTTGGCTCATAGTTCTCAACAACTTGTCTAATCTCTCTTTCCATCGATATTGCGGTAATCTTATCGAGGTTTTCAAAAAGCAAGCGTCTTACGTTAGAACCCAAATCAGGTTGAAACGGTCTTTCGTAATGATTAGTCATCATCAAATTCTTAATTGAATTGATAACTGCCATTTCGTCCTTATGTTTATTGATATCTTTCCGTACTGGATGTATCAAAAAGTTAAGGTCCAAATCTTTATATTGTCTGGATGAAGATGAAATTACTGTGGCCATATCTTATTTATCTATATTACCCAACGTTATTTTTGTATTTGTCTGTACCAACCAGATTGTTTATCAAGTATTTTTGGGTATTACCAATTCGCCCAAGCTGGTTGATTTTGTTATAATCTTCCAAAATATTCAATGAATTCCTGTAAAAGTTCCAATCATGCAATCTTCTGGTGGACAATAATGTATTAGCTGCCACAACATTTGCAGTTATGGTTGTGATAAGATTTGCCGATAAATTAGATACATTTGAAGAGGTTGGAGTTTCTCCACCAACAACTTCAATGCGAACACTATTTCTGACTGTCACAAGGTCATTAATAATATTGTTGGCATTTGCAGTAATTTCATCGGAGATAAACAAACTAGTAAAGTTACCTAAAAGTGGAACTGTATTTGCAACATTATCTGTGGTGTGTGTCAACATCAAAATTTGTTCACCGGCACTAACTGCCTTGTTGTAGTCTGGAAAATGAGTAACCACATTGGAAGTTTCAGAAACATTAGCTCTTGCTTCCGTGACACCAGAGATATTTGCTGTATGACTCAAATAGTTTCTAATTTCAATAATCAAATTTGTTAAATTGGCCTTCATTGCTGTGCCAGAACCATTGTCGAAAGTGTCAATGCTTTGAACAATCTGATTCATCGTATTAACGTTATCACTTAATCTCGCAGTAACGTTAATCATTGGATTTTTAAAATAATCTGTTTTGACAATACTACCATTTGCCAATTCATCTTTTTGCCATGTCTCAAGTCTAACTGGTGCGGCTTTTAGATAACTCTTTGTATTGTCGGAAAGATTAATTGCATCTCCAAACTTACCTGTATCAAAACTAAAATTTAATCTCTCATATATGCTTGCCATAATATTACCTCATTACATTAGTGAAAAGGGTGGGCCGGTCACTGGTTTTGCTGGATGCGTGTGTGTATTATATATTGCTCGCATCATTTCCATTGATCCACGAATGTCCATTACTTGTCCGCCAAAAACTACGGGAGCGGACACTTCGGCTCCAGCAGTAATGTTTGTTGTAGCAGTCACCATTGTTGGTATTGCAACATCTAATCCTGCGGCAACACCACCAAGTAGTGTTACGAATCCTAAAGGCCCAGCTCTCATGCCTGTACCAGCATTAACTTTAGTTTGAGATGTAATCATATCAGCAGTTAATGCACCAGATACAACTAAGTCGCCTTGTAAGTATAGATGATCGCCTGTTGCAAGTTTCATACGACCCGTAACTGGATTACCACAACCAACTGTCATATCACCATTTGATAATATTGAAGATGTTTTACCAACAGTTTGAGTTAATTTACCACCAACTTCTAAGATATAATCTCCAGCAATTTTTTCATATTTGTTACCCATAACATTTACAATTGAATTTCCTTTTATTGTAACATAACACATACCGGAAATAACAACATCATTATCTTTGGCAACAATCTCATAATTATTACCGACAATCTTATGGACTCTTGTTCCATCAGATTGAATTTCAAAGAAAGTACCAATACCATCAGTCTGTGCGCCGCCATGCTGGAGGCGTATCCTCTCACGACCTGGAGTATCATCTAACTCAAAGCTGTGGCCAGATTCAGATATAGTTGCGTGGTTGTATGGGTATTTCGGCAAAGTTTCTTCGTTTGCCTGAGACTCAGGTTCTGTCCACGAAGTATCACCCGATGGTTTTGGTTTTGTTGCCATATCAGTTAGTTGAATATTTAGTTATATCAGTTGTAGTTGATGTTGGGTTCACACTGGATAGGTATGTATTCAACGTTACTCCTGCAGCTTCAATATCAGTTGAACTACCTGGAGTAGTTAATGCTTGAACTATAGCAACGGGAGCTGCAACCACTTTTAATCCAGCAGTATAAATTTCTCCAGCTGCTGTCTTTACATCATTGAAGGCTGCAATAGCTTCTGAAAAATCTGTTGTACCACCCAATGAAAATAAATCCGATAAACCTGAAGTCAGAGATGCTACCAATTCAGACAAACATTGTTTTAACAAATTATACAGTTTTGCGGGCAAACTATTAATATAATCAATCATAGCTCTAACTTTTTTTGCAAAATCAACAATTACGGTTGCAAGGTCTGCCAATTCAGATATAGATTTAGCAATATTGCTCAACTCTCGAGCAAGAATTTTTGCTTGTTCAATCCAGTAAACTGTTTCACCACTAGGTGTAAGTCCTAAAGCTTTCAATAAAGCTTTGATGCCATCACGAATCTTTGTCACAAATTCGGAAAATTGCAATCTCTGCAACGCCGCATTTCGTTCCATTAATCCAATAATATCACAAACGTGTTCTCTATTTTGATTTGCTTTATGTATTGTTGTTTGTTTTATTAACGTTACATCTCCGAGAGCCATAAATGGCATTGCTGGCGCACCAATTTGTTCGTAAACGACACCTTTTGCAGGTTTTGGTGCTGTAACAATTATTTCTGGTATTCGTGGGTCATTAAAACCAAGTTGGTCATTTTGTTCTTCTAATCTAATTCCGTGAATAACTCCAGTAATCACTGGAAAATCAGGATTACCATGCATAAAGTAACCATCAACAGTATCACCTTCCTTTGGCATCATCAGAGATAACATTGAAGAAGGTGGACAAGAAATTGATGCCCAAGGTAAAGCTTCAGTTGGAACTTGTGCTTTACTAATTGGATGTATACCAATAATACGCACCCTACAACGCAACTTTACTGGATCGTTTCTATCTTCAACAATACCAACCCAGTTTTGATAATAATCATTATTCATAATAGTTTGCCGCTTTCTCTTGGTCAACAGTACTTGTAAACACAGTATTAATATTTTTATCTCTATAATTTGAAGAATCGGTTACAGCTTCAATTACAACTTCATGCATGTTTGGTCTTATTATGTGTCGTGTGGCCACAATTAAATATTTACCATATAACGAAGAATCGAATTGACTTTCACCATCCGCCAAAACACTTCTTTTTGGTACATCTAAGTCTATACAAAAACCAGAAGACAAATTAAAATTTCCTGGTAAAACTAATTTAACACGTTTTGAGAATAAATTTTGAAAGATAGCTTCACGTTGAAATATATAATTTTCAGTATCTTCATCCAATGACACCGATGTTGGATAATTTTTTTTAATAAAATCACTATTTCTTCTATTTCCAAAAAATGGATAAGTCACAATTCTGGAATCATACATTTGTGTTTGAAATAGACCGCCTCTATTTTTTATTAGAGAAACGTTTGGATTTTTATTTGCGTGTTCACCAGTATCATACATCTCTTTATATGTATGTTG